ATGAGAGCTTGTAAAAACACATCTGATCCAAATGGATGTAAACAAAAAATCCAAGCAAAAATTTCTTCAATGTCACGATAATTAACAATAACCATAATATTTTAAAATGAGGTAAATTACAATGTTTATTAACGAATCTACAAATGTTAAAGATAGTGCTATTTTTTATGCTTTCATGCGTGAAGCATTGATTGAACAGGTTGATGGTGATGAAGAGATGGTTTCTTTTATCGAATCAGCATCTGATACGGATGTTATTTCATATGCTGTCACTGGAAAAGCAGCTCCATCTGATTTAGATACGACACTTTACGAAACTGCTCTTATGAGTATTATTAAAGAAAGTGTATTGGAAAATCCAGAAATTTTTGTTGAAAGTGAAGATTATTCTTTGAAGGATTTTGTATCTGAAATTGGTACGATGAGTGGCATTTCTTCTATGGATATTCTTCGTGAAGAAGATACTGGTAAATCTTGGGGAAATTCTTCTAAAGACAATTCTACTAGGAAAGGTATCCGTGGTCAGTTAAGTACAAAAAATTCAGGAACTAAAGCTGCTGGTGCAGATAGAGGAAATTCTACTCCAAATTCACGATCTGGAGAATTTTCTGGAGTAACAAGTAGTGGTTCAAATACCGGAAATGAAACCAATAAAGCACAAAGTGCTAGAGCTAGTGAATTTGTAGATGCTCAAAAAGATATGGATAGAAGACGTGATCATACAAGTGGAGGAAATGATTCTGCTGTTGCTTGGGGTGATTCTGACGCAGATAATTCTACTAGAAAAGGTGATAGTGGATATTTTGCAAATTTCTTTCAAAAAGCAAAAAATACATGGAGTAATGTAACTAGTTCAAAAGCATGGTCTGATGTTTCTGGTTTTCTCTCCAAACATCAAAAGAAAATTGGTGTAGCCGCTCTCGTAGCAGCTGCTAGTTTCATTGCTTATAAAGCATATAAGAATTATTTTTCAAAAGCTGCTAAAGCGTGTGCTGGAAAATCTGGTGCAGAAAAGCAAGCATGTATGGCTAAAGTAAGACAGCAAGCTAATAAAGCAAAAATAGCTGCTTTGCGAAAAGGTTCTTCTATGGCAAAAAATTCATCAAATCCATCAAAGGCTCGTGCTGCAATTAATGCAAAAATTGCAAAAGCTAGAAAATAATTTAATAAGAAATTCTTATTAATAATGGGGAAAAAGACATAAAAATCTTTTTCCCCATTTTTTAAATTAAAGAGGGATTATCAAAATGTCAATATTGATGGAAGCAATAAATGAAATTAATGAAGAAACATATCAAGAACCATTAAATGAAATAGAAATTTTATCGGAAGTAGGATCGATGTTATTATTTATTAAAAATAATTATCGAGATTGTATTGATATATATGGAGCAAAAGCAACAAGTGATATTCTAGAAGAAGCTAATATAGAATATAAAAATCTTTTAGAAAGTATGTCAGATGGAATATCATCATCTGGTTCTAAACAAAATACGACATCCAATTCACAGTTATCAAACAACATTCCTGATAAAAAAACATTATTTGATTTTAATAAAATTTGGGAAACGATTGAAGCCAAAGCAGGAATTATTGGTGGTGTAGCTTTAGCTACTTTAGCCATAGCAGCTTCATATAAAATATATAAAAATTATTTTTCAAAAGCTGCTAAATCTTGTAAAGGTAGAACAGGTTCTGAAAAAGAAGCTTGTATGACAAATTATAAAACTCAAGCATATAAAATGCAAAAAATGGCATTGGATAAAAGTTTATCATTAGCTGATAAAACTGATAGCCCTAAAAAATTCAAACAAAAAATTCAAATTCAAATAAACAAAATTTCTAAGAAATAAAAAGGAATAAAACCTATTTTATAGGAACATATTATTGAGAGAGAAAAATAAATTTAGAAGTGGTTTCATAAAACGAGACATAAAGTAATTCAAGACAATTCAAATGAAAAGGAGAAACATCTGTTATGTTTACAACATTCAATGCAATACTTCCAACGTATGAAGTTATTACCCCGCAGACAAAACAATCTTTTAAATTAAGAAGTATGACAGTTGGTGATGAAGAGAGATTAAAAGCTAGTTTGATGAATGAATCTAAAATTTTAGCACACTTAAATAAATGTATTTTTGATGCAATTTCAGAAAAACCAGAAGGATATACATTAAAGAAATTTTTAGAAACAACAACATTGAAAGATAGAGATGCTTTATTATATGGTTTATATCATATAACATATGAAGAGATTAGAAATTATTCTGTATCATGTGGTAATTGTGGAAAGTCTCATGATGTCACGGTCAACGCATCAGATACATTTTCAATGGAACCTTATCCAGGTGGAGAAAAAGAAATTCTTTCAAAAATTATTCCTGTTCCAATGAAAATTTTAGAAGGTGTTGTATTTAAAATTAAACAACCAACATTGAATGATGAAAACGAAATAAATCGAAGATTTGCATTTACTGCTAGAAAATCGAATGAAATTCTTATGGAATGTTTAATCATTGATAGTTTTGATCATACTTTAGAAAAAGATGTCAATCCAACTACATATACAGAATTTGATGATATTTTGTCAGCATACGAATCGCTTCCTGCAAAGGATAAAGGATTAATCAAAGAAGCATATAAAGAAAATTTTGGAAAATATAAAATTTCTTTGAAGATGCAAGTGACATGTCCTTCATGTGGGAAAGTGGAGGTGATAGATATCGACTTAGTCGATAATTTCTTTCGTGCAATGTATTGATGAAAATTTTCGTGATGAATTTGTAAAAACGAATAATGAATTAATATTTTCATGTATGGAAGCTGGTAAACAACCATATAGTGCCATTTTACAAATGCCTGTTTCAAAACTAACAGCATATTTAAAATGGAAACATGATTTCGAAGATCAAAAATCTAAAATGATGGAAGAAATGAATTCTCAATAAAGGAGGGTTCGTTTCTTCCTCATTCCCCTTCAACTGATGAGGTTTTAAAATGGCAAATCCTTTATCTAGATTTCATTTATCATCTAGAAATAGAACAGTTGAAATTGAATATATAGATTATGTTCCAAAATTAAATAATACATATGATTATACAAAGATAGAAAATATAGATGTTATTATTAATTCATGGAATAATATTCTCCTCACTCCTAGAGGGACATATGATCATGATCCAAATTATGGAAGTGGTCTATTTGATTTGATATATGAACCAATTGATAATGAAACTGCTGGTTTGATAAAAGATGAAATAATTAGCAGTGTATATTATTATGACAACAGAGCATCTATCAATGATATCAATATTAAATTCATGAAAGGTGTCTCAGCTAAAAAAGGATATAATGTTAAAATAGATGTTGAATATAGAGGAGAAATAAAACAAATGTCATTAAATTTTATTTCCACACATGGTTTATAAGAAATGTCATCACCTCAATTATGGGAAAGATTATATCATTATATTCATGAATATCAATATTTAGCATATGAATATTATGCTAAAGATACGGTAGCTTTTCTTACAACATATTATCATCTAAATAAAGAAGAAACTATTTGGGATAATGAATATGTTATGGGAGGGGCATATGAAGAAATTGGAGAATTAACTGGAATAAGATGGGATAAGATTTTATTATTACCAGTTTTCTTTATAGATGAAATTTCATCTATCGGATTTGATGCATCTGAAATTGGACAAAATAAATTAACAGAGACATATTGTGTTATCCCATCTGCTTATGGTTTTACTCCTTTTCCTCATGATATTATTCAATTCGAACAAGATTACCTTCAAATGAATCCTAATGCACATCCAGTTTATCATGTTTCTGGTGTAGAAATTGCTCCTAACACTGATAGACGTTTTTGGAAATTAAAATTAGAAGTTGATCAATCTAGAAAAATTTCTGAAGTAGAAAATCAAACATTAGATAATTATATGTTTTTTGATTATGCAAAACAGATACATACTATAGACAATGCTAACATATTATTAAATTTGTTAGAAACCAATTCAAATTTGAAAAAAATTGTAAAAGAAAGATTCGATGATCATACCGGATTTTATTTGATTTAAATAGAGTAAAAAAAATAGGACTAAGCAAATATAATGAATATTTCATCTTTATCTAAAGAAATTTATCTTTCCCGTGGTGCTATCAGAAGTCAGATAATAGAAGAAGTACAAAATAATTTCGATTTAGTTGATGTAGATTTGACTAAATCTTCTTTTCTTTCATATGTAATAAATATATTATCTACTTTAACAGCAAATATTTTATTTTATCAAATATCTGTTTATCGAGAATTTTTCTTAACAAAAGCTCAATTAGATAGTTCTGTTATGAACGGAGCTGCGAGTATTGGTTATAAACCAGATAATGCAAAATGTTCATCGGTGTCATTAATATTATCGTTTCCATTTAGATTCGAATTTGATGAAATTATTTTTATATTATCAGAAGGAACAGAATTTTCTATTGATACAATTAATTTTGTTTTAAATTATTCTATCAAAGTAATTGTTACAGCAAATTCAATGGTGCAATGTTATCAATATAAAGATGGTAAATCTGAATTAGTTCCTGTTGTAATAGTACCAGATACTGGAACTAGTGAAAATATATTCAAAATTCTTATTAATGTTGATCAAGTATCGATTGAGAAATTTGAATTTTCTGTCAACGATTCTTCATCAGAATATAGATTTACAGATTATCATATGAAAACTGCTGGTCAAATTTCTGATATAAAAGTAGTTGTTATTGAAGATGGTAATACGATAGAACAAAAATATGAACAATTTAGTTCTATATATTTAATGTCTGCAACAGATTATGGTTTTGTTACTAGAAAAACAGATGCCGGATATAAATTATCTTTTGGTAATGGTTTGATTGGAGTACAGCCAAAAGTTGGATCTAAGATAATGGTGACAGCATATACAACGCTGGGAATTGATGGAAATATCAGAACTGGAGTGTTGAAAAATACTCCAAGAATTATGGCAACATCATCGACAGATGGTTCTGTTTTTGCAGTGAATTATGATGTGATAAATCCAACACCCGGTGTTAGAGGGAAAAACGAACCAACTTTAGAAGAAGTTAAATATATAGCAATTGATAATTTAACTGCTCTTCATAGATTAGTTTCTGAAAATGATTATAAAAATGTTGGTACATTAATACCGGATACTCCTCTAGCGTCACATACATATCCAGTATTAAAAAGAAGTGATATTAGAACAAATGAAATTCAATTATATACTCTTTTAGAATATAATAATAATATTGTCCCAACAGAAAATATATTTATAGAATTAGATGAAAATGATAATATGGAAATTTCAAAATATTCAGTTCTACAATTTGATGGTGAAGATTTTATTACGCCATTTGATATAAAAATTGATCCAGATTTAGAAGTTACAAAATATAAATATATAACAAATAGTGTTAGATATAATTTAGTTCTCGAAGCAACAAATATTCCTATCGAAGATTATGTATTTTTTGGAAATTATTTATTTGTCCAAACTGGTGATAATAAAATTAAATTAAAAATGTTTTTTCAAACAATGGAAATTGATTATAGTCAAGTAACATGTACGATGGATGTTTCAAACACTATGATAAATATACCAATGGAAATACAATTCTCATCATTAACAACAACACTTCAACCTAGTTATACTATAAATGATTTAATTAATACAGATGTAGAAGCTACAGAAGGATATTTTGAATTAATCATAGAACCTTATGAAAGATTACCAGAAAGTAATGAAAAATATACATTTGTCTTCTCACATGCAACCCTCGGACAATTGAATACATATTCTGTCAATTTTACTTTTAGAAAAAATTTAGACCAAATGATGCTTTCTAATACAATTGTTGATGATAATACTCATAAAGTAATGGTATGTGATATACCTGTAATCAATAAAAAATATTATGATGATGTTGTTGATAAAGAAGAGTTCGAATATCACGTTCTTCAAAGAATAATTGATAATGTCAATTTCGAAGAAACTAAAATGATAACAGATTTTATAAATATAAAATTTGCAAATACATCCATTCATCTAAAAAATATGTTATTGAATAAAGAAACACGTTTACCAGTTGATTATATTGATATTTCATCATTTGATCATATACCACAAACCAATGAAAGATTTATTGTTAATAATGATATACAAGAATGGAAGAATGAAATATCGGGATACATCGCTATTTGTTCAAAAGGTCAAACTGCTACAGAACCAGCAGAATGGATATATGTAAAACCAGAAATGGATGATATGATTTATGCAAGAAATACGAATAAAAAATATGTATATACTGGTCATGTATGGGTAGAACCTTTATTCGAAATACCTTTATTGATAGAAGCAGATGTGAGAATGCAAGATAATTATTCGATTGACAAACAAGCATTTATTAATGAAATAAAAGAAAATATATTAACTGAATATAAAGATAGAATGATATGCCAATCTTATTTGAACAGAAGTGAATTGGTATCGACAATTCAAACAACAGAAGGGGTTGATCATTGTAGATTGATAAAACCAATAGCAAATATATTTTACAATTTTATATTAGAAGAATTGACAGATGAAGAATTATTACATTATACTCCAGAAATGTTATATTTTACAAAGGATAACATTTCACTCAGACTGGTGAAATAAAAGATGAGAAATATTATAACAGATGAATGGAATGTCCATAAAGCTAAATTGAGAAAATTTTTTCATATTATAACAAGTCAAGAATTGATGAATCTGTCAGAGCCTTGTTATGCACCCAAATTACGCAAATATGAAGATTCGCTATATAACATAGTGAATGTATCGAAGAATGAATTACAACAAGAAATAAAGCAATTTTACAAAGGTACAGCCGCAGAGAAATGGTTATTGGAGAATGATACTACAACAAATCTATTAGTATTAATTCTTCATTATTTTGCAACAAATAAAGATAGAATCGGATTTAGAGCAACAATGATATTTTATAATATTCGACAATATTCTAATTTATTTCATAGAAATTTTAAATTTTGCCAGCCAGATGTATTTAAATATACAATGGAGAATATTAGTAAAAGCCATATATATTCGAGAGAAAAAACTATTGCTAATGCGATATATCATTTTAGCAATCAAATGATATCGAGATGGGAAAAAGAATTTCAACATATTGATAGTCCGATGAAAATTTCAAAATTTGTTAGGGAATGTAGACATCGACATGCTCAAAGTATAAAAAGTTTTACTATTTCATATTATAATAATAGTGAATATGGTAATAAGATTAGTCAAACAAAAAATGAAATAACAAATCATGATGGGGAAAGATCTGAAGTAGGAGGGCAACAACGAACTCCTCAAAAAATAGTTGACCTTGTTGAAAAAATTACTATTCATAGATTTGTAGATATAAAAGCAATGGAAGACTCTGCTCGATTTAATTCTACAAATAAAAATTATTCAGAAAAATTGGTAAAGGAAATTAGTAGCGTACATAATTCTGATATTTTATTAACTATATATAGATCTTATATTTCAAATTTGAAGGATATATCATCTTTATGTTCTAATAAATTTGTTGCTGATTTGAAAACTATAATTAGAGGAAAGACTACGAAAGCAAAATTCTTCAAAGAAGCTTGTTCAGAATTATTAAACGATGCATTAATAAGATCAAAATTAGATAAAGATTATAAAAAATTGACTCAACAAAGTAAATATAACTATTTAAATTTTATAATGTTTTATATTTGTTGGTCTTTAAAGAATTTTGTTTGTAAGCGTTAAGCCGTTAAAATTTCAGTTATAACATCTGGATCAGGATCATCAGACATTTCTCCAAGATTTTTTAACATTTGTTTACCAGATTTTAATGCTTCGTCTTCTGATACACCTAATTCTGTTGCTGATCTTTTTATTTCATCAAACATTCCAGTAGCAGTTTTCAAGACATCCTCAGTGGTTAAATCGTTATCATTTTGCATTTTTGAATATTCATCAAACATATGCAATCCAGCATTTAATACAGATGCACGATCAACACTTTCATCATTTGCCGATTGTTTGATCGAATCAAATAAATCCAATGTTCCTTGCATTGATATATCTTTTGTATGTTTGAATATTTCTATACCCCCAGATACTATTTTTCTAGTATTTATTCCAGTTGATGTTGCTGTTGTTTCTATTCCACTAATAATCCCAATAGAAGATAATAACATATCATTTCCAGACATACCATTTGATATTGATAATGCTTTTACTTTTTTTGCTAAATCTAAACCAGCTATTGTATCCCCTCCAATAGCTGCTATTTTTTTAATCAAATCATTATCAGAAATTTTACTAAAATCATCTATTTCAGTATCCAATTTCGATAGAAGAGTGAGACCTTCTTTTGGAGTCAAACCATTGTTTAAACCATTATCCAAAGAAGATAAAATAGATCCAACAGATTCTACACATTGAACTTCTGTCATTTTTGTCCCTATAGATGGTAAAATATTACCGATTAATCCAGATCCCATATCTAATACAGAATCCAAACCAATTCCCAATTTACCAACCATTCCAGAAACCCCTCCAAATAAATCATGAACAGTATCTAAAGAAAATGATACACCATTTGTTAATGTATTCTGTATTGTTCCAAATAACGATCCACTCGTATTCATTATTTTCCCAATTGACATACTTCCAAATCCAGCTGCATTAGAAACAGCTCCTAATACAGTTTGGCTCATTCCCATTAATGTTCCAAAAGGTTTATCTATTATATTTGTTAATCCTTTTAATCCTCCAATCAATGATGTCCCCAATCCTTTCAATTGATTGATATTCAAATTAGAGACGAAATCTCCAACAAGAACTTTGGCAATTCCTCCCAATTCGTTTAACAAATCAGACATAATAGTTTTTGGAAAACTATTCAAATAATCTTGTAATCCAACCAATCCATCTTTCAACAACGATTTTGCCATATATTCTGGAATAGCTAGTCCGTTTTTCAATGCTTGTGATAAACTCCCAGATATACCAATTGCTTTTTTATATAAATCTGTTAATCCAAATATATCTATAGTATCCCCTACTATAGCATTTTCAATTTTATCAATGACATCATCAATCGTTATCGCATCACCATGATCACCTTTAGTAGTTTTTGGATCTTTATGTAATAATGTTTTTTCATTTCTAAACGAATCTAAATAAGAATATAATGTTGGTCTATCTTTAACTTTTTTATCATTAGAAGCCAACATCGAATTGAATAATGATCCAAAATCCAATCTAACATCAACAATTCCCATTTGTTGATTATATGCAATTTGTTGTTGATCTCCTCCCTTTATTATTGCAATATTGCTTATGAAGCATGGATTCAAATGATATATACCGGGAGATTTTATATCATGTAAAAATGGATAATTATATGTAGAACTATTACCATCTGCTGAAATAGGAACTCCCAATAGTAATAGTGCTGCTATTGGACCAATTATATATTTTTCAGTTGAAGCAGGATTGCTCGGTTCAGGATTAAATAATCGAATTGTCATTGTATATGAAGGAGCAAATTGACTATCAGACCAAATTTGTGGAAAATCTACTCTAGCTCCAGCAGCTAATGCATTCAAATTTCCGGCAATACTATTTGCCATATCATTACCAGTAGCAGAATGATTTTTTATACTCCTATCTGCTCTTCTAGCCATTCCAGAAAAGCCTCCCAATGCTCCTCCAATAGCTGTTCCTATTCCTCCTAACGAATTAGCTCCATTTGACATAGATTTTGTTACTCTAGATAACGCATCTAATCCACTATCACCTCCAAATGTTTGCATCAATGTCGATGCTTTTTTACCAATACCATTAGATATCTCTTGAAGGAATCCTTCTGTATATGAATTTGAAAACGAATCTGTTGGAAAAGCATCTGCTAAATATGCTACTCTCAATCCTTCTTTAGGATTATATAATGAAAAATTATGTGCATTTAATAATACATTATATTTAGCTTTTCCTTCTCTCGTACTAACATTCATTGTTGACATACCACCACTAAAATTGGGATATGCTGGCTGAATCAATGCAGTCGGCATTGAATCGATCATTTTGTCATTAATATTTCCTTCATTATCTTCAAACAATGGTGGTAAACCAATGATGGCTGGAAGAACAGTTCCCATTTAATTATTTCCTCTATGTTATTAAAAATCAAATTGTGAATGCATTACTTCATTCATAGCTGGATCTTCTGCTGATGCCTTTCCTCCTCCAGATCCACCATTTGTAACGGAAGAATTGGAAGAATTGGAAGAATTATTGACAACAGTTGTTGAATGTTGTTGTTGTATAGCTGTTAATGTTTGTTTATTTTCTTTAGCTAAATTATCAGTTTGTTTTGACAATGCTTTATTCATATTAGAATTTGATATATCTAATTTTGATCTTTCTTGTCCAACTTGTGATTCAGCCATATTTTTAGAATTCATAATTGGAGGTGCGACAGGAGTTTTTAGTTCTGTCGCTTTTATTCTACTTGCTACTGCATCTCTTGCTTTTGTTAATTTATCAATAGTTGCTTGATCATGTGATCCTTTTATTGCTTTATCTAATGTTTTTATTCTCAATTTATCTGCTTTTAGACCAGAGCCTTTTGCATCTTTAACTGCTTGATTGAATCCTGATATTTCTTTCTTAGTCATATATCGTTTATTCGGATCTTTATCTAAAATGAAATGTATAATATTTTTCGATTTTTTATCTGTGGCATATTTCTTTGATGATAAACCAATTGTCGTAATATCTGTGATATCTTTTGATTTTTTAGATGATTCACCAAGATTTGTGAAATTTTTAGCACTTGTAAGAATTCCAATTAATGCAAATTCAGTATCTTCTTTTATAGCATCAGTTTGCTTTTTATTAAATTTTAAATCACGGTAATCTTTTACATATTTTTTATATTGTTTTAAATATTTATTCTGTAGTCTTGTTGTTTCCTTATTCTTATTGATTTTCTTTTTTTCTTTCAAGAATGATATTGGTAGTCCTGTTTTAGGATCCAATTTTTTATTCTCAATATCAGTGTTTAATTTTTTTGTAACCAATTTCTTTTCTATAGAAATTGGTTTTGGTTTATCAGCAATTGGTTTACTTTTTTGTTTCGCAATAGATGTTGCTGTTGATTTTAATTTTTTTGTAACCAATTTCTTTTCTATAGAAATTGGTTTTGGTTTATCAGCAATTGGTTTATTCTTTCGTTTTATAATAGGGGTTGTTGTTGATTTTAATTTTTTTGTAACCAATTTCTTTTCTATAGAAATTGGTTTTGGTTTATCAGCAATTGGTGTTGTTGATTTTAATTTTTTTGTAACCAATTTCTTTTCTATAGAAATTGGTTTTGGTTTATCAACAATTGGTTTATTCTTTCGTTTTATAATAGATATTGCTGTTGATTTTAATTTTTCAGCAGATGATTCGGCGGGGGTATTCTTAGAAATTATTTTTTTAGCATCTGATAGAGCTTTATTAAAAGCTCTATCAGTAGTTATTCCAAATTGCGAACCTTCTTTATATAATTCAGATTGTTGAAATTGTTTCCATTTATATTCCCCTTTGATTCCCATTATTCCTAAATTATGAGCAAAATCAGAATTATCAAATTCTGATTTTAGATTTCTATATTTTCCTTCTGCTTTAGTTGACCATATATCAAAAGTTAATGGTGCTCCAGTAACTACATCTGTTACTTTGCTAACAATTGCTTTGTATTTGTCATCTATTGTTTTATTTTCAGAATTAAATTGTTGTACTTTTTGTTTGCCTTGTTTGAATAATTTTTCTGCACTATTTGTAATAGGAGAAACAGCAGAAGATATTTTATTTCCAACATCAGCTGCTATCAATAATGCATTTTTAGGAGATTTTACCAAACCTTGTAATCTTATAACATTAGGATTATCAGTAATGTTTTCAATTACTTTATTAGATTGTTTTTTACTTTTATCAATTCCAGCATTCAACATATTCTTTCGTTGATCTATATTAGCATTAGAATATTGTTGAGCTTTCTTTATTACAGAAGAATCTTTTATAACAGAAATTGCTTTATTATATTTTTCTTCACTATCTATTCCAAAATCAGCTGCTTGTTTATATAATTCAGATTTTTTAAATTTTTTCCAATTCCATTCTCCTTGTATAGCATATATTTCTAATTGTTTTGCAAAATCAGAATTTCTAAATTTCATTTTCCAATTAGCAATTCTTCCTTGTGCTCTTATTCCTAAAGTTTCTCCTTTTTTAAGCAAATTTTCTTTTGTAACAGAAACATCATTCCAAAAATCTGGATATTCTTCTTTAAATATTTTTTTAGATTCACCAAATTTTTTGTTAATATTTTTATATTGGTCAGAATCTTTGATATCTTTTAATTTTTCAGATGAATATTTTGATATAGTTGATGATGCATCGTTATAAACACTTGCAGTTTGCTGTCCCAATTTACTCTTCTTAACACCTGACCACCAATTAGATATTCCAGCTAAAGTTCCTTTTCCAGATTCTACTATTTCTTTTTTATTGGCAGGTATTGCAGCTGCCGTTGAAACGATTTTCTCTCTAATAGTTCTATCTTTTTGATTTTCAATATTTACAACATGTTCTTTTTTAGGAGGTGTGTATGAACTAGTTGATTTATTATCAAATTTATAAAAAGATTTCTCATTATTTTGATTTATAGATTTCTTTTTAGTAGGAAGAGGAATCAAATTATCAGCAATAGTTGTAGATGTCTGACTATTTTGTTTAGCTAGTTCAACAGTATTTTTAATATTTTTACTTACTAAACTTCCAGAAGAAGCTCCTATATCACCAACATCTAATAATGTTGAACCGCTACTTGTTGCTTCTTTTTTAGCTTTCATTTCTTTAGCAGTTTTCAAAGCAGTTTCTTCAATACTTTTATTTTTCGGATCAGATGGTTTTGGAACAAAAGGTTTTACAAATGATGGAAGTTTATCATATACCCATTTATATATTCCTGATATGGCATTGCTTGCCATATCTTTTATATTACCGAAGAATCCAGTGAATTTTTTAGCAACATACATCCACATTTTAAATGGATACATTATTGCAGTTTTCATAACTTTCCAAGCTTTTTTCAAACTACCCATTACAAAATCTAAAGATTTTGCAATGTTTTTTCCACCAAAATATCCAGCTATTCCGCCGACTAATCCACCAATAGCTGTTCCTAATCCGGGGAATATCATTGATCCAATCAATGCTCCTTTTGCTGCTCCTTTTAAGGCACTCCCTACTCCACCTTCACCCGCACCACCTAAAGCCGCACCGATACCAGCAGCGGTTTTAGATGTTTTCCATTCTTTCGCTTTTTTCACTCCTTGATAAGCATCATAACCAGCCATTCCAATACCGGCTGCACCAGCTAATCCTCTACCAGTCATTAATGAAGAAGCAAGTTTTTTTGTTCCAAATTTAAGAAATCCTTTTACTCCCATTCCCAAAGTTAAAACTGAAACTAATTTCGTAAATCCTGATTTGAAAAGACCAAATCCCCAACTAATAGTTTTATACCACCAACTATCTTTATGTTTTGCTTTGAATCTAGCTTTTTCATCAGCAATAAATGATTTAAATGCCAATCGATAACTATTATGACGTAATTTATTTGCTATAGAATTTGAACGGATTAATTGATCGAATTTCAATACTAATCTGTCAGTAATATTATCTTGCCCAGTTAATTTTTTCTGTCTCGCTTCTAAAATTTTAGTTCTATCTGGAATAATTTTTCCATGAATTTTACTTCCAATTTTTTCTATAGAATCATTTATTCCTTTTGTCCCTGCTTCATTAATATTTTTTGCTTTATTCTTAATTCCTTGAATAGCAGAACTACCAGCATTTTTAATTTTTCCATATGCAGATGATTGTGATATTTTTTTACCAGCAGCAATAACTGTTGGTAAATGAGTCTGTAGTGTCAATCCTAATGATTCTTTTCTTAAATTAAAATGTTCATCCGTTAATTGACTCAATTCTTTGCCACGGTCAACTCTTCTACTTTTCCACGTAGATTTATATAATTTTCTAGCTTTTGCATCTGCGATTTTCTTTTTATCTTTTTCTATTTTAGCTTTTAATTTTTCAGTTTTGCTCCCACTTACATCATCGTATTTAGATTTAGCTTTCCAAAACATCATTCTTCTTGGATGTTTTTTATTAGTAAAATAATCATCATCATCCAATCTATCATCCGTTTCTGTTCTTCCAACAACAGAAGCACTTCCCATTGCTTCTAATTCTTCTCGTCTTTTTAATTTGGCTTGTTGTTGGCTAAATGTTAGTGATGAACTATCTGGGCAACAATGTAAAATAGAAGAATTTATTATCTTCAATAATTTTATTTGTGTATAACCAATCTGAACTTGTTTTTCTAAAAGATCTTTCTGTGTTACTTGATATTTTTCATATTCAGGCATTTCTTGTGATGCTTTCCATTTTCCAGTTAACTTTTTAATCATTTTGGAAAATGTTGGCATAAATGAATATGTACCTTTAGAAACATCTGTTGGATCATCAGAACGAATACCATCTTGTCGCTGAATATGGTCATTCCATAGATTATATTGTTGTTTCAAATGATGAACAATATTATCCAATCTCCACATACTATCAACATATATCATATCTAAAACTGAGGCAGTATGTTCAGCAGCACCCAATCCTCTTGGGAGATTGCTTTTATATCCTCCTCTTGATTTCGTTGCCCATCTATATGCTCTAAAAGGAGAAGACACTATTCCAGATATTTTTTGTGTAACCCATGCCATTTCACGGAACATCCTATGTTCCATCAACAATCTTTCATATACTTGTCTTGTAATAGATTCTTCTGTTGATAATGCTTTTTTCATATCCAACAATGCTTTCAACATTTTTTCTTGAACAGACATCGTTGTTTCATCACTGGCTACTTTATAAGCACGAACCATTGATTTAAAAAATCCCTTTTCTTTTTCTCCCTCTCCAAATCTTGAATGGTAATATGAATTCTGATCAACCTTCAAAGATGATAATGTACTCTGACGCATTGCATCTGAAATAAATGAAAATATATTAGCTTTCCATTTTTTACCCTCATCAGCAATTCCTAATTTTTTAGCATCATACGATTCTTGTGTAGATATACTAGCTTTTATTCTTTTAGCTCCTTCACCAAATTTATTATCTAAAACAGTAAAAATCTTTTTAACATTTCTATCAATTGAAAGAATAGCCATAATTGGAGATTTGATATTGGAGGAATTTTCCTTTTTAACTCTAGCTTTTTCTTTTTTCAATTGTTTCAATCTATCTGGAATATTTTTATATTGAGCAGCGAATCGTTTATTATTTTTATTAGCTAATTTAGTAGCTAATAATACCGCTTTATTTGAAGATATTATCAATGAACTTAAATCTTTATCAGATCGTGATTTGAAAGATTGCGAATATCCCGATTTATCTTGTATTTTTGATCTATATAATTTCGCATTTTTTGCTAAATTATTAAACGAAACATCACTCACATCTTTCGAAGCCATATTATTTCACCTTAATCATTGATATTGCTTTAGGTATTTTTCCTTTTGAAACAAATATTTCAGAAAAAACAGCAGCTATTTCTGATGGAAAAATTAATTCTTGAATAGCAAAAGTATTCGGATTATTATTAGATATAGCTGGATATGTTTTTTGTAAACACGCCATTATAAAATGACATGCTGGATCTTCTAAAGCTCTTTTTATTCCTGTGTATTGATAATTAGCAAACAAAGTAATTAATTTTTTATATCCTTCTTGTATTATTTTGATTACTTTTTTATCAACATCAAATTTTTTCATAATAGAATGAAAAATTGCATATCCATCTTTATATACTGTAGATTGCAAATCTTTTCCAAAAACTTCTGCTGCAAAAAATACTTTAATATATTCATCAATATCATTAGCTATCATTCTTGATGATGCACTAGTCATTTTCTTATCAACTAAAATATGAAAGAAAACATTATAGAAATGTGAAAATTCATTATAATACAAATTTAAAAATTTTTTTCTTCCATGTGCCGCTGCCATATGTATACATTCATGAATAGTCAATCTTCCAATCCATTTATCAGAAGCAAATCCGAATTTTGTATTACTATCAATCAATATAAAAATTCTATTTACATTAGAATCATAAAAAGCTTTTATCCCTTTCATTTCTTTTATCGAATCATTTCCAAAGATTTTTATAAATGGATAAGCTAAAATACTTTTTGATAAATATACAGGTGTGAGAATTTGTTTATCGATCATATTTGATAAAAATTTATATGACGAAGCAGAAGAAGGAGTTTTTGCTAATGAAGATTTAAATTTAGTTATTAAATTGTTAGATGAATATAATTTTAATTTCTTATCTAACACAGCTACCAATTTTGGATTAATTGGTATAGCGAATAATTCTTTTAATAACTCTTTTTCTGTTAATATCATAATTTTTGATCCTGTTTTTTATTTAAAAATAAAACAAATCTGTTCATTATTATGTTCCTAATTTAAAAAATCAAATGTATTAATTGATGACGCATCTTTGTTATCATTCAGATATTCATGAATATTTTTAACCATTGTTTGTTTATCAACTATATCATATGGATTTCCATTTCCGACATGAATATCATCATTCATTCCCATAATATTTGCAAATTCATCAGTAGCAGAAGAATCTACATCAAGCATCAATGGAGGATTATATTTTCTAACATAACATCCAAAAGCTAATGTCATAGCTAAATCGTCATTACAATTTGTATCTGCTTCAACTTTTCCATTTTTCTTAGATACCAATCCAATTAATTCTAATGCTAATCTTTTTGATTTTACAATAGAAGGATCTTCTATTACCATTGAATATAACGCATCTATCATTAAAGGTCTTGTTTTTGATGTAGTTGTTAATCCAACTTTTATAGTTGTTCCAGAAGGAGCTTCTTTATATAATCTCAAACTAAATTCTGTTCTGTCCATATATTCAACTACTTGTGTACCATATGAATTATTTTCTATAACAATAGAACCATTATTATAAACAGTAGCAGCGTAAAGAACAACTTTACCAAAATCAGTAACTGCTCCTTTACCTTGATATTCCCATACTTGTTCGAATGTTATATAATCAAATATATTAATTGCAGAATAATCTCCTCCATGTTCAGAAGCAGTATCTACACATATCATGTACGGTCTACCTTTGATTGGTTTTTTAAATTCATAAACAGTACCATTAAACAATTTTCTAATATTTGGTTTAGAATCTTTTGTATTTTCCTGTAATTCTTGACATGTAACATCATCAAAAAACGCTCCAGATGATGGTAGAAATACTAATTCCAATTCCTGCTTAATTTTTCTTGGATCATTATCAAATAACATACATTGTTGATCATACCAATCAGGATCGGAAGCTAATTCTTCAATATCACGCCAATGAATAACCATTGGTGTTAATAGACTATTATCGGATATGGCATTTGTATATTGTCTATAATAAAATGCTCCCACACCAGATGTTTTATTCGGAGTTGATAATATAATTGTTCCATAAGGAACATTGGCATTTCTAGCATGTTTCTGATTTGTTGATAACGCTGGAACCATTGCTGTCCATGCTTCATCTACATATTCAATAAATGCCGCTTCATCGATTACTAAGAAAGTAATTGCTTTTCCTCGAAGTGTTTTCCCAGGTGCCTTTGGATTAACTGTAGCAGCGAAACATTTCGAACCATTTGTTAAAATAAATGATTGTTCTGATCTTTTTGCAAAACCAACTTGATTTTTTTGTCCTCCAAGAGGTTTCATCCATACTGGTAATTTATCAATCATTCCAGAAATTGTTCGTGCAAATGTTGTAGCTTCGGGACCATCTTTAGATACAATCCCAACGACAACATTTGGAAAAAATATCAATAGCCAACAACAATATGCTTGGACAGTAGTAGATATACCAACCTGTCTAGATTTTAAAACAATAACATGTTTTTGATCTTCAATTAAATCAATCAAAGCTTTTTGTAGTTCATACATTGAAAATTTAACATCACCACCCGGTAATTCCAATAGAACATATCTCGCACAAAAATATAAAAATGATTGTTGACATTTTATAAATTCTTCAATATATTTTTGTTTTTTTAATGTCAATTTACTAGACATTTTGAAAATTGCTCCATGTTGGTCTGGTTATAGTTAAATCTGCAATCGTTTTCCATCCGCCCTGATCTCTTTTAAATTTTATATCAGATGAAAATAAAATATATTTACCATTCAATTTTTCATATTCATTCGTTCTTGATTCGAATAATATAGGATCTCCTATATTTGTAAAAACGTGTAAAGGAAATTCTCTTTCAATAGTTAATCTTATTCGTGACATATTAAAAGTATATTTATTTAATGATGATGATAACCAATATTCATCTTGAATTGGATCTGTCCAACCATCCATTACTTGTTTTTGAGGAAAATTGTCAACATCTCTATTATAAGATATATGATTAGCCATATATCTTTTTCTATTTGAAATAGAATCCGCTAAATGGGGTTCTATATCCATCGCACCATCATATATATTAGAAATATAATCATCTAATGTTATATTATCGATTCTATAAAATTTATCAATTGGTTTGTGAATATAATAATTATCAATTCCAATTTTAGAAAATGTGCTATTTGCTACATAATTAGTATTTATATCAGTATAAATATAATAATCATTAAATTTACCAGATTCAAAATTGTTTGTAATTTTATCTGTATCTTTTTCATCATTTGCTAAATGTATAATTTTAAATATGGTATCAGCATTTAACCATCTCTCAGTAATATTTTTAAATTTACAATCTATTGTATAACTCCCGTCATAATCATTTGTTAATCCAACACTTGAAAAGAGAATACCAAATCCATCATATATACCAAATTCATTAAGTAAATAATCACAATGATTTTTAAATACTGTAGGAGGGAGAATTAATTGATCAACAGATGTATCATTTATTCCTTTCGAATCCATTTTCAAATTAACTGTTGTATTAGCAGTCTCTATTTTTTTAATTATATCAGATGTCATATCAAATGCTGCAAAGTAAGGACTTTTATTTCTATATATTCTATTAATATTCCATGTCATTACTCTATATGCAGCTTCGGGAACGGCTTTTATTGTAAAAGCTCTTTGATCTTGTAGTGCTTGTTCGTTATCAGCCCCTATCAAAGTATTTGAAATTGGTATATCATATTCTCCTGAAAGATATAATAAATCGACAGAAAACGGATCTGTCATTTCAATACCTTCTGGATTTTTTAAATGAATAACTAAATTTATTAAATTTCCTCCCAATAAATTATGTTGAATCATTTCAATCGGTTTTATATTCAAATTGAATACGAACATTGGATAAGCACTTTTGAATACGGAAACAATTCTCATATCTCTCAAATCCGATTCATAACTATACTCCCCAATAATCAAATCTATAGTAAATCCGGTATTCCCTTGAAGAAATTTCTCAGCTTCCTTTTTTATTGCCATGTTTCTTTTGCCTCGTCTTTAAGGAACATAATATTGAAAGATTTTTAAAAATTTTAAAAAGGATAGAAAATCATGAAAAAAATAATTTTTATAGTAATCGCTATTCTACAATTATATGTTCCCATTCTTATCACCAATTCTTATGCTAAACATTTACATAAGGAAAAAGTATATCAAAAATATTGGCATGATAAATATGATGGATTGTATATGGAATATGTTTTACCAGATAAAACTAGAGTGG